TGCCATCACCAACACCGGCAACAGCAGTAGCACCTGAACTTATCTGAACCCAATCACCACCAACCTCAAAAACGCTTTTAGGTGTCGATTCAGTAGTTACGCGGCTGACATACAGAGCGCCACCGTATGTAACCAGATCGCCGCGAATATAAGACTGGCCAGAAGCCCACAATCCACGATAAAAGCCAACAGGGATAGCTTCTTGATCCAGCAAGTGCTGTTGCAAGCGCTCAGTGAAGTTTTTAGCTTGCTCATTCCAAGCATCAATTAATTTATCCTGAGTTTTAGTTTCAATGCTCTTGGTTACTTCCGCAGCAACATCCAAAACCGGAGAAAGATCAACAGTCTTGGTAACGACTTCACCATCGGCACTCTTCATTACAACAACTAGATTAGTGCCGTTAAGCTCTATGCAATCAAAGTTGTCTCCGTCCTTACCGTCTTTACCATCAGCGCCGTCTAAACCATCTTTGCCTGGAAGTCCTTTTTCCCCTTTCTTGCCCTGCGGCCCTCTGCCAGCAACAACCTTGTGCTCTTCTCCGTTTGACAAGAAAAGCCCGAAATCTTTAATGAACAGATCACCAATTTCATACTTGCGCTCATCATCAAAGGCACCAGTCATCCTGAATCCAGCAGTGCCTACTCTCTCCCAGTCCTCTGAATCTACATTGGATGCTGTATCTCTAAGTGCTTTGAAGTATTGCCCATGATGCGCCTGAACAAGCGCTCCCTCACGGTAAACGCCATCTGTCCAAATTGGCACATCAATACCAACGCCATCATTACCATCAATACCGTCAGCACCAGCAGGCCCAACAATAGACTCTCCATCCTTTCCATCTATACCGTCCTTGCCATCTGCGCCATCTTTACCGTCTTTACCATCTACAGGCTGATATATCTCTATCGACTCAAGCTCTTCAATTCTCTTGGCTAGCTCATCTGCGACAACGCGAATAGAAGTAAGCCCGATTGAGGAATCAAGCTGAGTCTCACTGATGGCTTTCTCTAATTCTTCAATTTGAGACTCAAGAAGAAGTGCCTGATCAAGCTGTCGCTTTATATCTTCCTTAGCAGAGCCTAAGCGCTCCTCGACTAAACTTTTAACCTCTTCCGCTATAGTTTGGAAAGTTTCGTGCATCATTGTCTTAACGCCTTTCTGAATGTCTCACGATCAAATGCAAGCTCTACCTCATCTTCAACATCTACATTCGCTTGAGGCTGATTGCTGGCGGGCATAGTGCCCAACTGAACCATTTGAGCCTGAAGGTAGGGAACGTCACCATTCTCAACAGCGTGAAGATTCTCTTTTGCTCGCGCTTCGTTTACCGTGTACAAGCCGCCTTGCACCGCCTTAGTTAAACCGTCAATCCGCGTCTGAAAATCAGCGCGTAAAAGCCCAGTAACGTCAAAATCTATCTTTTCGTTGGGTGGCAAGCTAAACAGCCTGCCCATGCTCTGCTCTATGTTTTCGAGCAGCGAAGATAGAGACACAGAAAGCCAAAAGCTAATTAGCTGTTCTACATTGTTTAGTGTTGAATTTGTCATATCGCCAATGATCGGCAACGGAACGCCAAAGCAACGTGCAATCTCTTCTACTGAAAATCTTTGAGCATCCATAAGCTCGGCATCTTGGCTACTTATGCTCATCTGCTGGAATTTAAGCCCGCCAGATAGAATCGGAATCATGCCCTGATTCATGCGGGTGGATTGCTGCTGCCAAGCCTCACGCAAGCTCACCAACTGCTCTTTGTTCAACACGGCATCTGTACTTAAAACACCGCTGGGCCTGCTCATCTGAGTGAAGAAAGCCGCCTGAGAGTGCGACAGGGAGACATTGATACCTGCCGCCAAAGAAGCCGCTTTAATCGGGCTTTCTCCTACCAAGTTATGTCTTGGCGTATGCACTCTCAAATGAAGGACATCACGCGCAGGGGCCATGTACTGCATATCTTCCGGCAAGAATGGATTGCCAGTGCTGACAGAATAGAAAAGCTCACCCTCAACAACGTAAGGGCTACAGGTTCGGCTAGATAGCCTATGAATGCTTGCCACTTGGCCTCGATCATCACGAGTAGCAAGCGAGAATGATTCGCCATCAAACAGTAATTGAGCAACGGCATTAACAATGTACTGCGCCCAAGTCTCATAACTGTTTGGATTTCGGATTATTCGTGCAACCGCTGAGTCATCAACATTAACCCACTCACCGGATGGGAGCATTCGCTTGTGATGAGGCTTGCACTGGCTTACTGCTCTTGCGTTAGCCATGACGCTAGCATAAGCCGCTGGGATTCGCTTCCCATCAATAGGATGATGTAAATCCAATCCCCTCTGGAAGCCATCGTCAATGCCTCCAATGTGAAATAGATGCCCGCCGTTTGGCCCCTCACTAAACGCATGAGAGTAGCCACGATAGCTACCCTCTGCGCCAAAATAGCCTTTGATCTTGTCCATGAAGCTCATGCGGCAATCCCTAATTTGTTGTCAAGCGAGATGGAAGCTCCATATACCTCACCAAAGCACCTCATCATCACTTTTTACTTCACTTTCTTCAGACTTCTCTACATTCTCTTCAGCCTTTGCCTTCTTCTTTCGAGTCTGCTTTAAAGTCTTAGTCTTGCCGCTGATAGGCAAAAATTTGTTGGCACCGTCACTGGCTAATTGAGCAGTGCCACCTTCGATCATCTTTTTTCCGTCAGATTCGCTTACATCAACAAGGCCAGTCTTGCCTCTGCTAATGTCACTGGGGGTATGTATCCAAAGAAGCATATTGATTCCCTTTAGGTGAAAGGGGGGCAAAGCCCCCCGTTAAGATTTACCAATCTACGCTAGTCAGAGTTACAACAGCGCCATCCCGAAGTGCTGCCCAGTCGCATTCAAGAGTCAGACGCAATGCAAGACTGTTTGTCTGATACAAGGAGCGAACGGGTGCAGCCGCAGTGCCATCGGCAGCATGAAGCGGAGCAGGAGCAGTATCTTCTTCGTGAATGGAAGCAACGTCAGTACCAAGGAAGCGCGGCCCAGACATTGCAGATGCAAACTGAGCGGCGTCCATCAAGAACACAATGTCCTTTGGTACGTTAGTTGAAGTCACAATTGGGATACCGTAGAGAGTGCCGTTGGCAGTCTCAGGGAACGCTGGTGTTCCCACAGCAGTCATCGACATATTCAACGCAATCTGGTTGGTTGGATGCATGATGTAAACAGGGTTTGCGCCCAAGTTCTTATCAGTCATCAATCCCAACATTGCCTTCATGTCAGAAGTGATTTCAGCGGCAGTGGAACCAGAAGAAGCAAGCGTATTGGATCCCGCGTAGTGCTGAAGTCCTCCAGGCTGAACTGCATCAGGAGCAACATCGCTAATGAATTGCAGATCCATCGCTTCAGAAGTATCAGTTACAATCCACTGACGAATCAACGCTTCGATAGAAGGGGTGCTTCGCTCTAAGCATTCTTGCGTGAAGGGGGTGATAACGCCCATAGACTTGGGGGTTAGCTGCTGAGTCGTTGTAGCCGCTCTTCGGACAACAATGGGATCACCTTCCTTGCGCCATGCTCCAGCAATCTTGGGTGATTCTGCTCTGCCAGCAATGTTAATTGCAGTAAAGCCGTTGAACTCATAGCGCATCATCGGTACGCGAGGCAGAATAGCCGCAGGGTAGAGCAAGTCCATGAAGCCGGTATAGCTTTCACGGCAAAGCTCTTGCGCCCAAGTAGGAACATTTGACATTGCAGGGTTAGTAACACCCTTAGTCAGCATTGGAGCGACAGCCTTTAAGGTGTCATCTGAGCCATAACGTGACTCCATGATGCTGTCAAAAGGACGCTTGGTTACATGAGATTCAAACGCACAAAGCGCTGAAGCAATCACGTAGTCAACAGGTGAACGCTCACCACGGCTGTGCTTAACAACAGCAGGGGCATCAAATGAAGCCGCCTTAGATGCAAGCGCAGACTCAGCCTTACGGTAAGTCTCAAGCTGTTGCGTTGCTTTCTCTACAACAGATGACTGCTCTTCGATAGCAACTAAAGTTGCCTCGTCTTGGGTTTCATCATAGCTCTTTGTGAGCGCTACCAAAGAATCTTTGGCTTCGTTTACTGACTGCTCGGCAGCCACAACTTTTTCTGAAATAGACATAACTATTTCTCCGATTTATCAATGGATTTACTTGCTTTCTCTATCGCTACGGCTGCGCGATTTAATACGTCATGTGCCCTAGACTCTTGATCGAACAACTGCTCATCCAAGTCTGCTGGCTCATTGGCGTAATGCTTTACAGTCGATATACCGGCTTGTGCATTTGCCGGAATGGTGACTAATGACAATTCATAAAGATCAAACTCAAGAAATCTCTTAGCGCCTGTCTTTAATGGAATGGATTTGGTGGGCCTAAAGCCAATGCTTAACCCTCTAAGCAAGCCTGACTTAACCTGACGCCAAACTTTCTCAACGTAATCAAGCCCTGACTCTTTGGCGATTTGAGCAACAATCTCAATACCACTATCTGATGCCTCGGCTTTGATAACCTGTCCTACAGGCATGGAATGATCGTGTTGAGCGAGCAGCGGAAATGGCAACTGAAACTTAGCGCCCTTAGACATAACCTCATCACCATCACGATCCGGTGTTGGTGTACTTGCTATGCCAGTAATAATCCGCGCATCTTCATCGTAAGATTTAATCTCAAGCGTTGAATAAGCCTTATCTGTCATATCTTGCCTCTCACAAGTGCTGGCTGTGATACCGTCTGGGAAATCGTTAGACATAACTCGCCATGAACCTTCAACAGCTTCGGAAGGCTCAAACTGGGCGATTATGTAATGGGTAACTTGGCCTTCTTCTTCGCGGGTGCGAACGGCCTGAACATCAAAATCGTGGGAAACAGCCCAATCAATTGCATCTTGGGCGGAATACATTTCTGCTTGGAAAAATAGAGCCTGAACGACTCTTGGGCTATCTTCGGCTTTTATCGTCACGCGGATTCCGTCTCATTTCTGAGCCGGATTTATCGCAGGAACTTGTCCTGCCACCGCGCTTGATTGCGTCTCTAACTTTTTTTCCTAAACGGTTAGATTGAGTCATGCGCGACTAATCCCCCAACCGTAGCCTTGTTAGGTTTCCGAATACGCTTTCTTTTATCTTCCCTCTTACGGGATTCAAAATTCATCGCTCTAGCCGTTATTTAGTGCTAGTAAACCGATGATAATACCGTTAGTTCTATTTTGCAACCCAAGTAATTTCTTTTTCTAGTGTCGCAATTTGATAAGCTAGATTTAGACTATCCAGTGGCTAATGTCAGCGCCCAAAGCCTCTTCTTGGTGGACTAGCGGGTAAATAGCCATCAATAGAGCCACTACAGCATCTATTTTCGGGCCATTTTCCTTTGGTTTGGACAATTTCCTATTTGATGCAGGATCAGAAGTCACCAAAGCGTTAGCAAACCCCATATTCATCACTGGATGATTATCACAAAGCAGTTTGCGCTGAAGCATGGCAGTCTCTAACGCTTCAATCCTTGGACTCATGGACTGATAGCCTTGCCCAACCTCTTTCCTTTCGGCCAATGCAGCGAATCCAGTCCGATCACAAGCGCCAAAAAAGTCCTTAGCTCGCCATCTATCGAAGTGAATAGACGCAATGGTTACGCCCTGTTGCTCTTCAATCTCTATCTTTAGCCATTGGCAGATCATCTCATAATCTAACGTATCACCAGGAGGGGCGTAGAGAATGTCCTGATCGGCCCAAGTGTTGTAAGGCACCTTATCCCGCATTGAGCGCTCATTTATGCCGCCAAGAGGGGTAAATGGGAGCGTTTTTACGTGTATTTTCTCGCCATCGTCACAAGCCAGTACACAAACCGTTAAATCGTTAACTTTCGATAAATCTAAGCCAGCGTGAACTGTATTCTGCCTGAAGGCATCCCAACTGCTTTCACCGTTGTTTTCAGCCACAATTTTGGGGGCAAAAGCCAGTTTTTCCGCTGAAACACGCTGATTTAGCAGTAAATTACGGCTGCTGGCCTCCAAACTAGGCAATCTAGCCGCCTGTTTAAGCTGTTCTTCCAGATCAGCCTCACTTCTGAACAAATTGAGCGCCGGATTAGCCCTCTTCCACTGCTCTTTGTCCATCAAATCGGCATCTGCGTCAGCTTGATAAAGATGAACCACCGTTTTTTTATCATCTGAGCGTATAGCGTCATCAATTAACACGCTGAAAAAGTCAGCATCATTAGGGCTTTGAGTGCTAATAAATATCTGCAAAGGAGAATCGTGAGCGCCCTGACTTGTCATAATTGCGTCCAAAAACGGGCTTGTCGGCCCCTTCACCTGCCCCGATTCATCCAGGATAGCCAAATAGGGCGACATTCCGTGAGCAGTAGTACCGTCAGCCGAAAGAGCCTTGTAAGTCACATTATCCCGCAAGCCAACAATCGTTTTCTGGCTGGGGATAACGCGAGTAACCTGCTGAAGCGCAGGATTCATGTTTATCATCTTGCTGGCTAACTCAAATACTAACGCCGCCTGATCCCTAGATTGAGCGCCACTAATGATCTGAGTGTTGGTTTTACGCATTGGCCCGCAGATAAAAGCAAGTAGCAAGCAAGCAATGAGCGCTGATTTACCGTTCTTCCTAGCAATGCTCATTATTGCCCGCCTAGTAACGTGCGGGTTATCGAATATGTCTTTGATGAACTTCTTTTGGAATGGGGCCAAAACAACTGGCTCGCCCACCTTTGAGCCTTCCGGTATCTTGCAGAATACCTCAATAAACCGGAGTATCTTATCCGCGTCAGTCTCCGTTACGGCATTCACAGCAAATCAGCGCCTTCTGCCGGTAAGTCACGAGCAGCAACCGCGCCATTGGTTTTAGCCGCCTGCTTGATGTCATTCAAGCCAATAGCCCTAATTCTGGCTAAATACATCTTCTTTAGCTCCATCACCATCTTAAACTTCGGATTCTGGGAAACAGCGCCGTTAGGAAAGCTTATTGTTTCGCCCTCTTCTTGGATTTCAGCTTCTAGGCGCTCGCACTGCATCTGCTCTTTCACGATCTCGGCAACTTCGTTAAGTTCCCAATCCTGCCAGCAATCCGGCATACGGCAAGAAGTCATGGCATTCCACCTGTCTCTGAAGCCCTCTAATTCGAAGAATGGGACAATGTAAGGCGGTATGGCTACCTCCCTATTCTGGAACGCTAAAACGGCCCCTCTGGTGCCATTGGTGGTGTTTCTCTGGTGCTTTCTTGTCATATCTTCAACTCCCTAGACTAAAGCGCAATAAATCGAGAGA